AAAACCCGCCGGAGCGGGTTGTTGACTGACATAGCTGTCATATGAAATGCACCTGATAATCCTGCTTCTTCGCCTCAGGGTTCAGCGCCATAAGCGAAACGGCATTAAACAACGCCATGAGCGGGTCAATCTTGCCCTTGCCGCTGGCCTGCTTGGTAATGAGGATCGCATTGCCTTTTGGCTCGACGCGGGCATTGCCCACGCACCAGGCCATCATTGGCTGCCCGGCATGCACCAGCACACCTTCGGCAAGCTTGCGTTCGGTCGTTTTTATCGCACCGCCGAGGCGCCAGCCCTGGCTGACGCCCACCACGGCATCAGCGGGGATCTCCGCCTCAATAAGTGCGTCGAGGATCTGCCCCACACCGGAGGGGTCAATGCCAATCTTGTCGAGCAGCTCTGCGGTGTGGATGCGGCTGACGTACTCCGCCACCTCTTCCGTGTCCTGCCCGACACGCTTCACAATGGTCAGGTCACCGGCTTTCACAAAGTCGTTAAACCGTGATTCCTCGCTTTTACGGCGCCGGATTGCTATTTCATGTGCCCAGGCATGGCACCAGCAGAGCCATTCCCGCGTCTCAGCATCGCGCCCGACGGCACTGAACCCCAGCAGGTCATCAAGCCCGCCGCCGTCAATGCCGACCGCGATCACCTCGGCGCGCTGCAGCAAATCGTTAAAGCTCACCCGCCTCGCCTGCTGCTCCCAGAAATCGACGCCCGCCCAGCGGTCACTGCGCAGGTTGAGACCGATTTCGATGTTGAGGTGTTTCGCCAGAAACTGCTGCAGCGTGCCGTCAGTTTTCGCCTGGTTCTTTCGCAGGTTATCGGCGATCCACTCCGGACTGACGGAAAGGCCGATGTTCGGGTTGGTGATATAGAAGTTCTCAGGCTGAAGATAGGCTTTGGTCTGGATCATGCTGTCAGGGAATTCGTAGAGTATCCCCAGCGTTTTCGGATCGCTGATTTTGCCGTCGCGCACATCGCGCCAGTAATCGAGGCGCTCCTTAAACACGCCTGCCGGCGGGTCATCGCTCTGCGTCGTGAGGTAAATCACCCAGCCTTCATTACGCGATACCTGGCCGCCGAGTGCCTCCATAAACATCGCCTCTGCATTGGCGCGCTTGCCGAAAAGCCACAGTTCGTCGACGAGAATGCGGCCTGACTTCTTCCCGGAGACCGTGTCGGTATCAGCGGCCACCACTTTCAGCGTGTTTCGCGTGACCCGGTGGGTGATGGTGCGGATATGATCCTGAATCTGGAACATATCTGTCAGTTCTTCATCCGCGCGGATCATGCCGGCGGCAGGTTTGAAGCTGTTGTCGGCCACCTCTTTTGTCGGCGCCAGAATGAGATGCTCCTCGTCCTCACGCCAGCAGAGAATGAGCGCGGTCAGCATAATACCTGCGGCAATCGTCGACTTGGTGTTCTTCTTCGATATCAGCAGACCATATTCACGGACCAGCTGGTTACCGGTCTCGGCGTCGTACCCGCCAAAGATGACTTTAACAAAGTCGAACACCCACGCCTCGGAGCATTCACCGAATGTGGGCTTACCGGGGAGGTCTGAAACACGGAGTTCGCGGAATATGCTCAGCGCCTGTTCAGCCTGGTCAGCGAAAATTGGCGGCGGAATGATGGACTCGCCGTCGATTAGGCGGTTTTCCCAGTCGGTGCAGGCCGTGGACCACTGCGCCATGGATTACCCCTCTTTGTTGTTCACCACCAGCTTTGGCGGCGCCATGGATCCGAACTTGCTCGCGCCCGCGGCCACTTTCGCTGCAGCGTTGCGCGCCTCTTTTTTGCCGGTCTCCCCTTTTTTGGGGTGAACGTAAGGCAGCATGGCCTTTGCCGCATCTTTCCGGGTGTCAATGTCCTCAGTAGAGTCGTTCATCACTGCCATCAGAAATTTGAGCGGATCGTCATACTGACCAGCCGCCGTCGGCACGTCCGGCTGAGGGATTTTTTCCGGGGTGTTTACCGCTGGGGTATAAACATTTTTCCGGTACACCGGCACCTCATCCACGGTGACGATTTCCTGCTTTTTACGGGCAATAAAAGCGATGACTTCCGGGTCTTTCGCAAGCTGCGACCCCTTAGACCGCGCGGATTTCTCCGAGTAGCCCGCCTTTACTGCCGCATCTTTCTGAGACATGCCGGACATCAGCGCCACCGCGAATTTTCGCTTCTGCGCTGTTAACATGTTTATACCCTCCAGAAGGGGATTTTTTCTCTGCGTGAGGGAGGGGGCGGTGTACAGGGTGATCGGCCTTTTTTTTGAGCCCTCCCCCCCCCGGTAATGAGAATCATTATCATTACAGATGAAATAGTTACAAATGCAATTAATTTCTTAATTAAATGATAATCATTTTCATTTAAATCAAAATATGACGGTTCCCTGTCCGTCAGCGCCTTCAGGCACGGCATGTTTCAGGGCTTCATCATCCGGACTGGCCGTAGCTGCTTCGCGCGCTGACTTCCCGGCGTGGCATTCCTTACAGAGCGTCCAGAGGTTGCGCTCAGTATTGTCGCCGCCGAACTGCAGCGCAATGCGGTGGTCAAGCTCGCTGTCATGCAGATCAACGGCGCGGGCGCACATACAGCAATGCCCACCGTCGCGTACCCAAAGGCGGCGCTTAAGACCCACGCGCACACTGCCACTGATACGCCGCTGCTCACCGTAAACGGGTTTGATGCGTCGGGTGTCCATGACCTTAAGCCGTGGTTTCAGGGTCGTTAGCTTAGCAATGTAACCTCCATGCCCGTCGCCGCTCGTGGCGGGGCTGACAATCGGGATGCCTCTCAACGGGATCGCCGTCAGCATGATCCACCAGTGAGCAGCAGGGATAGATAACCGGGCCGCCGCAGGCATCGCCCACTGCGAAGTCAGCAGGCTTACCCGCGTCCCAGCGTGACAGCAGGTCACGTAACAGAGCTGGGGGAACGCTGTAGCAGACAGCATGCATGAGGCGCTGCATAGTGATGTGATCGGCACGGATGCGGTCAGCAGCAATGAGTTTTGTCGCTATCTCAAGCTGGTACTGCGGCGGGCGGCCGGTGCCAAGGTAGAACGAGCACAGCTGATCAGGAAAACATTCCAGCCAGTCAGCCACCTTTTCTTTAAACCCCGCAACCGGCAGCGCATCATCTTCCAGAACGACCACACGGCATGCCTGCTCACCAGCCCACACCAGCGCGCGGCGGTGATTCCAGTTGGCACCCCTGTCGTGCTCGTCAATCAGCAGGTGAGCGCCAAGAGAATCAGCCAGCCTTTCGGCCTGCGCACGCCGGGCACGATGACCCACCACAACGAATTTAATTTCTCCAGCCACCAGCGGTCTCCAATAAAAAAGCCGCACAATGGCGGCTACTGTCTGGATATCAGGATGTTACTTCGCTTTCACCCCGGTTAAGGTAAGCATTCAGCCCGTCAGTGCTGGGGCACTGGCGCTCTAAGGTAAGGAGGAATGGCTGATCACCTCTGGTAAAGGAAATATAAATGGATCAACAAACAGCATCACTTCTGCAAAAAATCGCTAATCTCGAACAGCAGATGGCAAAACAAGGTGCCGCCACAAACTTTGTAATCACTCACATGATCAAGCTTCTGGATGAACAATCAGGCAATGGTCAGTTTTCCTCCAAACTCAGAGAAACGCTTTCACAGTCTCTGGATAAACTGAATCACAGCCATTCAGGACCTATCAAGTCCGCCATCAACGAATTGCTTCAGCCGTCTATCCAAGAAATGTTCCAGCAGAAACCAGAGCAGTTCATTAAATAATTATGAGCGGCCTTCAGGCCGCTTTATTAATATCATCATTTACAACGCTGATGACCTTCGCAGCAGTTTTTAAGGCTTCGCCCTCATAATATTCAATCGTACCACCCTCAATTCGAGCAATATTAACCTCCATATTGAAGATGTTTAACATTGGTACCGCCATCGCCCTTACGCTCACGGTAGCATTAACAACATCGCCGTCAGCGATGAAAGACGAAACTACTAACTCGTGGTTTTGCATCATTCTTAACCCCGTAAAAATTATTTATGTTTAAACCAGGCGTATTCTTTGCCAATCCCATCAGTCTTAAACACGGTATGGACCTGGGGTCCGGTGATCAACTTGCCAGCGAATAAATGAGCGACAATGCCGAACGCCAGCATATCGCCGACCGCGGCCGGTGCTTTCTCTGTCTTCCAGAAGCGATGACACTCCAGCAGGTAATACAGCCGCACTATGCCGTGCGCAAAGTCCATCACGTCAGCACGCAGCCCGCCAAGCAGCCCGGCATTAAGCATCACATCGTTGCGATGCTCATCGAGGAAGGTCTGATAGATGCGCTCCGGGTGGTGCTGGCGTGCCCAGCCATCGCCGTAGGTCTTTGGTTCAGAACCGACATACACCTTGCCCGGTACCATATCTGCCCACGGCTCCCGGAGCATTTCGACATCGGTACCATCAGTACACCAGACGAAATGATACTCAGGGTGATCGCGCAGGTGCTGCCAGATATGCAGCCAGCGCCGGAAGTAGCAGTTCATCTTCACCGCGGGAACGCGTGACAGTTCGACATCAGCCGGCGCGGTTGCCAGCTCATCAGCCAGCACAATCCGCCCGCAACCGCGCAATGATGCAGCCCACTTCGCCAGAAGGTCAGGTGAGGCTGTCATTCTGGTACCGCGCTGCGGGTCGGGCTCACTGGTCAGCAGTGTGGTGATCGCGACATTACGTTGCGGTCTATACGGGGCGTAGCCGGTATAACCGGTGTCCCGCCGCTCATTGTGAATCCTGACGTTGCGCTTAACCTGCTCTTCCCGATCCGGACGTGGTACCGAGCGCTCAACCAGCTCATGCTCATCGAGGGAGTGGATCAGCTTTTCAGAGCCGACCACATCAGCGAACGCCCACGACGTCAGCCCGGCATTGTGGATGCGCAGGGCGAGATCGCTGTGCTCATACATACCGCGGCCGTAAATCGGATCGAAGCCGCCGACACGCTCAATCGCGCTGCGGTGGTAGTAGAGCATGACGCCGCGCTGACCGGTGTAGGCGATATGCTGATCGTCGCGATACAGCACCGCGAGATCGTTAAGCTTGCGCGCGCCTGCCAGATCGAGAAACTGGTAAGCCAGATGTAGCTCGGGTGATTCGATGTAAGGCAGCCACCAGCTATCAGAGATCGGCCAGGCGTCATCGTCCCACAGGAAAAGGTGCTCACACCCGGCATCCATAAGCGCGGTAAGACTGGCGTTCTTCGAGGCCACAATGCCCAGCGATTTATCGTGCCGAATCAGATTAATGCTGGCGGGCACCGCCGCTGGTGGCTGTGAGCCATCATCAACGACAACTACCAGCGCGCCGGCAGGCAAATACCGGAGCTGGTGCTCCAGCGCCTGGCTGAGTACGCCAGCGCGATTATGCGTTGAAATGGCTATGCCGATACGGCTGGTGGATGAATCACAGACAGGCGCGTACGGGACACCATCGATAGTGACCTGCATAAAGCTTCCTTTTAAGTGTGAGCCTGTCGCATGGGGCAGCCGCCCGAGAAAGCAGCTTTCCCCAGGCTCACGACTGAAAGACTTTCGATTGTTTAGCGCATGCGAGGCGCAATAAAAAAGCCACCAGCGGATGTCAGTGGCTTGTTTTGGTAAAGCTTCCTAAAGAAACTAGGAGACTAAATTTAATTAATCTCTTTTTAATCTAAACGAGGGTCAGTACACCCAGAGATAACAATTTCTTTCATTGCAACGCACACTTCAACGAATGCCCTATTTTCTTCCGGATCGGGCACTAATATGTTTTTTTTGCCTTCACTTAAGTCAACTTTGAGTCTTCCGTTCTCTTTCCACATAGCAACAGCTACCAGATGATAGGATCCGCCGCCATATTCTGAATCATCAACAGTTGTCGAAATTTTAAATTTCAACTTGTATTCTTTATCGAGACGCAGACCAGAAAAAGGCATCTGCTGAAACAAACCTTTATCGTTATGCAGACCAACTGCTACATACGGATGAGGTACCTTATTTGCATCTATCCATACTTCTGATGGTAAAGATAACGAATCGATATATTCTGAGACTAACTTTCTTGCGCACTCTTGTAACTCAAACTGACGGACACTGAACTTATCCTGTAAGTCTTTGTGACGCTGACGAATATCTTTGAAGGTAATATGCATTGCGTTATCCCAGAGCTGGAAAAGAACTAGCATTTTAACCCCCTTGGTAGAAATTCTCTTATTTCATATTTGAGTTTTGTTAGCATTATCACAGGAATGTAATGCCTCAGCAGTCTGCGTCGGGGCGGGTAATAGCACGACAGGCCCACATGCAGGCTTCCTGCATTTTGGTGCGGGAAATCGCCAGGCAACGCGCAGCTTCCTGTGCTTCGACAGTGATTCGCCGTCTCAGAAAGCTCAGCGCTTACGTTTTCGCGTTCGGTATCGAGAAGGTTGCAGAAATGGCGACTGACACCCTTGAGGCGATTCATGCGCTCGATGTCACCATCAGTTAAAGTGCGGTAGCCTTTTACGGTGCTGCCGTCTTAAGGTTTTGCTTCGCTCATGAAGTTCCCTTATAAATTTGGATGGATAAGGCGCAATAAAAAAGCCCCACGGATGCGAGGCTCTTAGAGGTGAAAAATTCATTCTTTTCTTTTAGGAATGGCGTAACTTTCAAAATGTGCACTGGTCATTCCATAATCGGCAACTTCACCACACTTAGGGCAGCAGATAGGCTCTTTTTCCTTTCCACCTGGATAAATGGTACCTACTTCTCTATACCCGAATTCCTGCTTACAGTTTTCGTTTGGACATTGCATTGCAGACACCGAAAGATTATGAAGACATCAATTATTGCCAAATTATGCATTAGATACAACGGAATATTTGGCAACTTTATCCTCAACATTTAAGGCACTGAGTGCTGATGTAGTCCTGCAAGTAGACAACCTGTTTGGTCACTGTGGCGATTCACTCTCTGAGGGTGAAATAACCGGATCAAGCTTGAGCCTTGATCTTTAGATGTCCAGCATTATCACAGGCACTCAGTGAATGCCTGCTGTAATGCCTCGGACTATGCTTTTGATAACATGCAGGATTAGTGGAATCGATAAAATAATCTTTAATGCCAGAAGCACGCTAGCCGTAATTTCGCCTATTGAGTCAACCGTTAGAGAGTCCGTCAAGGGCGTATACAAGGCGGCAACGAGACTGAATCCAACGAGATACAAGCCAACCAGAAATATGTATGCGAGGACGTTATGAAGAGCAAAGAGCATCAGCTGCTTTAGGCCTAGTTTTCTCTGCCAGTTGAAAGCATCTTTTAACGTACGAAAGTAGCCAAGCATTACCTACTCGTCCCTGAAAATTCACACCAATAGCGCATTATAATGCATTGTTATATTTAAGGCACTGCTGTAATGCCTTAGCAGTCTGCGTCAGGGCGGGCAACAGCACGACATGCCCACATGCAGGCTTCCTGCATTTTGGTGCGGGCTATAGCCAGGCAGCGCGCAGCTTCCTGTGCTTCGACAGAGTGATTCGCCGTCTCAGAAAGCGCAGCGCTTAAGTTTTCGCGTTCGGTATCGAGAAGGTTGCAGAAATGGCGACTGACACCTTTGAGACGGTTCATACGCTCAATGTCGCCATCAGTTAAAGTGCGGTAGCCTTTCACAGTACTGCCGTCTTGTGGTTTCGCTTCGCTCATTGCTTTACCTGTTCTGTTAGTTGTCTCGTTGCTCAGATGTGAGCAGTGGGCCGAAGTTGCGGCGCTTCACTGCGGGGCTAACCGTGTTGTTGAACAGCGGAGAGAACATCATCATTCGTTTAAAAGTGTAACGTGAAGCAAAGATGCTTTTTTCTTTTAGGTGTAATTTTAGAAGTCTTTAACACAGCAGAAGGAAGTAAGAAATGCCAGATATGATTGACCCAAGCGATTCTTTAAAAAGTTTCCAAGACGCCTTGAATAAAAAATTGATTACTCTTTCTTCATGCATAGTCCACCCAGAAATGAAAGTCCTTTTGGACGATGCTGAAGGCACCCCAAGGATTACTTATGCTTTACTGGACGGCCAAAAGGTAAAAGGAATAGCTATATACGTGCCTGACGATCCAATAGATGGTACGCCATGCTTTGGTTTAGGTTACGCAGTTGCTGAACAATACAGGAAGCAAGGTGTTGCCACAAAAATCGTACAGGATAGTCTGGACGAAATGCATGCTGGCTTCAAAAAGCATATCCCAAAATTCTATGTAGAGGCCATTGTCGGCATTGATAACGAGGGTTCTAACAAAGTCGCATCTAAGTTAATTTCTCAAGAACCCAAAGCCTGTAATGATTCTTTTTCAGGCAAGCCAGCACAGCAGTATGTGCGTTTCATGGATTGATTGAAGATAATTAATCCGGACGCATTCGTTTAACATCATCAGGCGTTTTCTTTCTAAAGCGCCTTGTAATGCTTAGGCCTAAAGGGTTGCAGGAGCTCTTCGTACTTATCCGATCGATTGCAATAACGAACCGGAAGAGAAGAGCGATAAGCGCATAACTTACGGTAGTGAAGACCCAGCCCGTTTAGGCCAAGAGGCCGACAACAAACCTAGGCATAGCTAAGTAAATGAACTTGCAGAAGTCGCCAACCCGCTTATATGTCCCCTTAAGCATTATCTAGCCATCCACACGGGATATTTGTAGTGGCAACGAAAACCGCCCGGAGGCGGTAAAAATTTACTTCTTTGTTATGAAACGCTGAATTCTTTCGCTCATGAAAAGGGCAAGTTGAGACTCGTCGATTTTATATCCTTGCGTTGACAATGTATGCGCAAGTGTGATTATTTTCTCGTCCCTCAGATTTTCAGTCCCTTCAAGTAACTCTTCTTCTCCTGAAGGTAAGTATTTTTTGGTTGTTTTGTATACAACCTTTTGCTTTTCTGTATCTGAGTATGAAATCTCAAAAAAATATTCGCACTTTTGTATACCAGTGCACCCACTGGTGAATGCTCCGTAAATCACTTTTAGTGATTCTCTAAGAGATAGTGACTTACTGGGGACGTCTTCTTTTGCGACTTTATCCAAAACGATTACTAAGGATGACATGTTTAGTCCTCTTGTATGGTCATCCTATTTATATCGGAATAATTTTGATAAAATTTAGATTATATTCTCTATGAAATGTAATTATTTAATTACTCTCTCAGTGCGTAGTACCTCAAAACGTCTAATCCCCGCTTTATCGAGGTTGCACTGCCCCAACGCCGTATAGAGCTGAGCGTTCAACTCCAGACTTGCCTGCCACGTGAACGGAACTGCTATTCCGGGGATCGGTGTGTCTGCGGTCAGGTCAGCGCTTATCGGCACCACCGGAGCCGGGACGTAAACTGTCTGCGTATTCCCGCAGGCTGTCAGCAGCGGCAGAAGGAACAAGCTGGTTAGCGCACGGATCGCCTTCAAGCGCCTGCCTGATGAAGACAATGCGCGTTTCGCCTTTTTCAGCCAGTTCGTTCTTAGCATTCTGCGTAGCCTGTGAGATATCATGAATGAGGTTCATCGCGGTGATCACGTTGTTGGTGATCGCCTCAGATGAATTGGCCCTGACCGTCGCCTTATCACGCTGGTCTTTGAAGGAGATCGCGCTATTGCGGTAATGGTTGATCGTCCAGGCGATTGATAGTATGCCGGCGAGTAAAAGCAAAGCCGCAGCGGCTTTCCAGCTGGAGATCATTTTTTGCCGTCCGAGAGGAAAAGCGCACGCTCTGCCTCACGACGCCGGGTCAGGCCGAGAAGCACTTTTCCACCAGCCTTATTCCAGCGCGGGAACTCATCAGCAGCACCGGCGTAATCCCCGGAGTTAAGCTTTTGCAATAGTGTGGAAGTCGACAGCGATCGGGCGCCGAGGTTGTAGGCGAACGATACCAGCGCATCAAACTGACCCTGCGTCAGCTTCACCTTCACCAGCTTCGACACGTCGCTTTCGTAGCTCACCAGCCCGGTGCGCAGCAGACGCTCTGCGGTTTCTTCTTTGATGGTCATTCCAGCGCGGATCGGCTTGCCGTCCACAGGATGTGTCCAGCCATAACCAATTGTCCAGACGCCCACAATGTCCTGATACGCTGTGAGGCGCAGGCCTTCAAACTGCTTGATGAGAGAAATGCCTTTATCGCTGATCCGCATTATTCTGGCCTCAGTACATTAAACAGGCGCGCCACGTTGCCCCGCGCTTTGAAC